AGCGGTTAAGTCCAACAAGGCACGCAGGGCTGCGATCGGCACGCTCTATGACCATGCCGAGAGCATGTCGAAAGGCGTTAACGTCACTCCTGCTCAGACGATGAGCACTCTGGATGGGTTGCTGGCCGACGAAGGCTCGAAAATCGGCGGCTCAAAGATCGCCCCCGTGCTCCAGAGCTTCAGGGACGACCTCGCCAACGCTGGCACGATTACCGTTCAGCAGGCGCGCGATCTCCGGACCAACCTTCGCGAGATGCTGACGAACGAAGCTGGATCCACGCCGAACAATGCCGACCGGATCACCAACCATGTCATGGATGCGGTGAACGCCGATATGCAAAGCGCTCTGCCGGCGGACGCATTTGCGACCTACAAGCAGGCAGACGCGGCATGGGCACAGCAGCGCGGTCTTGAGGATGATGTTCTGAAACCGTTTCTCGGCAAGAACTTCGACAATTGGGGCGATGACGTAGCGAAGAAGATTAATGCCGACGCCAGCGGCAACGGAACACGCCTCGCACGTTTCCTCTCAGCGCTGCCCGACGACCAAGCGAACAACGTTCGCGCCTCACTCATCGATCGGCTCGGCAATGCGAAGAATGGCGCCCAAAATGCAGAGGGAGACGCTTTCTCGCTCGACACGTTCCTGACCAACTGGAATCAATTGAAGGGCTCGCGCAATCTCATCTTTTCCAAGGATACGGTCCAGTCCCTCGATAAGCTCGCCAAGATCGCCGAAGTCGCCAAGGGCTACGGCCGCAACCGCAATTTCTCAAATACCGGCAATGTCGTTTCCTCGCTGCTGCACGGCGTGCCGACGACTTTGGGTGTTATGGGCTCCGCGTTCACCCATGACCCGAAAGAGGTTGTTATGGGACTGCTGGCGTCGGGATTCACTGCCCTGCGCCAGCGCGGCGCGGCCAAGCTCCTGGCATCACCGGATTTCGCCAAGAAATTGGCCTCAACTCCGATGAATGAGAAGGCGGCACAGTCCTATTGGTCGCGCCCGTGGGTTCGGGCAATGGCGGTCAAGAACCCGGCTATCGCCGCCGAACTCCAGGCATTCCAGTATCGCGTGCTGAACGGCGCTGGTGATCGCGTCGTTACGCCAGCCGCTGCGTCACCCGATGCCAATAGCGAGGATCAGCAGCAGTAGCCCGAATCCGGTGAGCCGCGTCCGCCGTCCTGGAGAGAACAGGTAAATCCCCAGCGCAAGTGTCAGGAACACAGCCCAGCTCACCAACTCATTGTCGCGCGGCAATTGTGCAATCGCAACCATAATCGGAGCCGTCCTAGACCTTCGCTCATAGGCAACCACCGGGCCTGAACCGGGTGAGCGAAAGGACAGGAACATGGCCGACGAGCCAGAGATCCCCGAAAACGAAGACGAGCTGCTGCTGACCGAAGAGGTCGAGCCGCAGGAACCCGCGGAGGAACCTGAAGAGCCGACTGGCGAAACCGACGAAGAGGAAGAGGTTTTCTCGTTCGGCGACGAACCGACCGAGCCGCAGGAAGGCGATTCCGGCCTCGTCAAGCATCTCCGCGATCAGCTCCGGAAGGAACAGAAGGAAAAGGCCGAGCTCCGGCAGCAGATCAAGGCATCACCGGCAGATCAGCCCATCGAAGTCGGGGAAAAGCCGACGCTCGCCGGATGCGACTTCGACGAAGAGACATTCGAGCGCGAACTCGACGCGTGGAAAGAACGCGATCGACAAGCCAAGGAACAGGTCTCGAAGCGCGACGAAGCGGCCCGCGCCCAGCAGAAGCAATGGGAAGATATGCTGTCCGAGGTCGCGCACGAAAAGCAGGAGCTGGCACGGCCCGACGCCGACGACGCTTTTGAGACCGTCCGCGCGACCCTCGGCGACCAGATGAACGCGCTACTCATCCATACCGTGGACAAGGGCAATCGCGCCAAGCTGATCTACGCACTCGGGCAGAACCCCGGAAAGCTCCAGGCGCTCGCCCAGGCCAATGGCGCGACCGATCCGATCCGCTTCATCAAGCTCGTCGCGACCCTCGAAAAGGAATTGAAAGTGGTCAAGCGCAGGAAGGCTCCCGAGCCGGACACTCCTTCGCGCCCGTCTGCCGGCGCATCGGTCAAGGTCGGCGCGGTGCAAAAGCAGCTCGAAAAGATGGAAGCCGACTGGGAAAAGAGGGGCGGCGATCGGTCGCACATCCAGAAGTTCAAGCGCGAGAACGGCCTACTCGGTAAATAGGGTAATTGTGCAATCGCGCGCCTCTTCGGGGGCGCGTACTTTTCGCGCTGACCGCAACCACAGCGACCTCCGGCTGAGACGGGAGAGACCAGAAGCGGTGCCGACCGGGCGTGGCCCGAGAAACCCTGTTTTTGGCTCTCTTCAAAGGAACATTCCGTCATGGCCGGTATGACCATCAACTCATTCTCGAAAGAGGAACGCGTAGCTTTCGACCAGGTGTTCGAGAAGTTCGCCGACAATCTCGTCATCTCCAAGCTATTCAACACCTACAATCTCGACGACGTGATGGCCGAGCGTACCGGCAACACGATCTGGCGTCCGATGCCCTATATCGCGCAGTCGTTCACCGGCATTGACCAGTCGGCGAACTTCGCGCGCAACTACACGCAGCTCTCGGTTCCGACGACGCTGGGCTACACGCACTCGGTTCCGCTGACCCTTTCGGCGACCGAGCTTCGCGACCAGCTTCAGCAGGGACGGTTGGGCGAGGCCGCGATGCAGCGTCTGGCTTCCGACATCAACGTCGATTGCTCGAACCTCGCCGCACTCACCGGCACGGTCATCGTCAAGCAGACCGGCGCGGCTTCCGGCTATTCCAACGTCGCGGCACTGGACAACATCTGCAACCGCAACGGCATTCCGATGTTCGATCGCAAGCTGGTCCTCTCCAGCGCCGATTACAACGGCATGGCGGCGGACCTTGCGGGTCGTCAGGTGCTTCAGCCCGGTAAGACGCTCTCCGCTTATGAGTCGGCGCTGGTCGGCAAGGTGGCGAATTTCGACACCTACAAGCTGGACTACGCTTATCGCCTCACTGCTGCGGCGGGAACGACCGTCACGGTCAACGGCGCGAACCAGCGCTTTGTCCCGGCTTCGCAGGCGCTGGACGCGGGCGGCCTTGTCTATGTCAACAAGGACAACCGCTACCAGAACCTCACCGTCGCCGTGGTTTCCGGCACGATCAAGATCGGCGATGCGTTTACGATTGCCGGCGTCAACGAGGTGCATCACATCACGAAGCAGGACACCGGCAGTCCCAAGACGTTCCGTGTGACCGGTATCGTGTCCGGTGCGGGCGGCTCCGGCGTCATCCAGATCAGCCCGCCGATCATCTCGGCGGACTCGTCTCCGACGGATCCCGAGCTGCAATACAAGAACTGCACCGCAGCTCCGGCCAACGGCGCTGCGATCACCTGGCTCAACACGGTTCCCGCTCCGGTCAACCCGTTCTGGCAGGCCGACGCGTTCGAGATCGTTCCAGGTCACTATCGGCCACAGGAAGATGCCGGTCTCGCGGTCATGTCGGCGACGACCGACCAAGGCGTGCAGGTCACGATGGCCCGCCAGGGTGCGATCGGCGACCTCTCCTGCAAGTACCGCTGGGACGTGTTCTACGGCCTCGTCAACAAGCAGCCCGAGATGACGGGCATGACTGTGTTCAACCAGACCTAATACGTCTGAAGGGAGGGGCGGCCTTCTCCCGGTCGCCTCTCCCGCTCTCCTTGGGGTTTCAAGGCCCTAACGACAGCGGGAGCCCTGAATGCACGAATATCCAAAGATGCTTGTTCGCGAAGGGACCGCTTTCGAGTGGGAAGGCCGCGTTCTCGATCATCTGACTGTCGCGGATGCCGACGAAGAAGCGGCGGCTCGTGAGCAGGGCTGGCACGGCGCCAGTGAGCAACCAGAGAAGGCCGCGCCCAAGAAGCGCAAGGCGTAATCCCATGACCGCCGTGCCGCTCCTGTCCGGAGTGACGGGCTCAGAGACGGGCGAGTTCCATCTTTCCTACCCGCTCAACCTCGAGCCGGTCATCGTCAACTCGAAGATCAGCCAAGGGCAGCTGA